CTCAAAACCCTGACCTTGCCGTAAAAGCCCTCGAAATCTCCTCAAAGGCCCTTGGATTCGGTGCGCGATCGACCCCCCAAGGCCCGATTACAAACAACTTCGTCGTCGCCCTGCCTCCGAAGATTGAATCCGCTTCCGATTGGGCTGCTGCTCATTCCCAGACTATCGAAGGATAACCCTCGAAAGTCGCCACCCCCGCCCATGCGGACGCCTTCACTGAGCGCGAGATTGTCATCCAGGGCGGTGTCGTCGCAACTAACCTCCGGTTCGTCTTCTAATGACCCCTACTCCCGATCCCACCATCATCTGGTCCCCTCAGGAAGGCCCTCAAACCGCACTAATCCAGTGCCCGGTTTTCGAAGTCTTCTACGGAGGCGCGCGAGGCGGGGGGAAAACCGAATCCTCCATCGGGGACTGGCTCCAGCATTCCTCCCTCTACGGCGAAGCCGCCATCGGCATCTTCGTCCGCCGAAAGTTCAAGCAGCTCGCTGAAGTCATCGCACGGACGAAGCAGCTCTTCCCAAAGATCGGCGGGAAATACAACGAACAGCGCGCCGAGTGGCTCATGCCCGGAGGCGCGCGACTGAAGTTCGTCTACCTCGAAAGGGACTCCGATGCCGAAGAATACCAAGGCCACAACTACACCCGCGTCTACGTCGAAGAAGTCACCAATTTCCCATCCCCCGCACCTATCGACAAGCTACGAGCGACACTCCGCAGTGGTTCTGGTGTGCCTGTTGGGATGCGGCTTACTGGTAACCCTGGCGGTCCTGGGCATAATTGGGTAAAAAAGCGCTATATCGACCCGAATCCTCAGGGATTCCAGCTAATCCGCGAAGAATGCCCTGTCGAAATCGACGGAGAAGTCCAGATCGTCGCTTTGGAGCGGGTCTTTATCCCTTCCAAACTCGGGGATAATATGCTCCTCCTTCGCAGCGATCCGACCTACGTTCTCCGCCTTCGTCAGTCCGGCTCCGAAGCCCTAGTCAAAGCCTGGCTCGAAGGTAACTGGAACATTATCGACGGGGCTTACTTCACCGAACTCGACGAACAGACTCACGGGAGGCCCGCTGATCTAATCCGCTGGGCGCCCCCTACGACTGTCCGTTTCCGCTCCTTCGACTGGGGTTCTGCCAAGCCCTTCTCCGTTGGTTGGTGGGCGCTTTGCGACGGAACTTGGCCTGCCGAAGACCCGATGCCGAAAGGCGCGATGTTCCGCTACCGGGAATGGTATGGGGCCAGCGGCATCAACAAAGGTCTCGGCATGACGGCTGATATGGTAGCTAAGGAGATCCTCTCCATCGAGGAGAAAGAGCGCATTCGTTACGGAGTCGCAGACCCGGCGATCTTCATTCGTAACGGCGGGCCTTCCATCGCGGAGTCTATGGCCCGGTGCCGGTGGCGGCGCGCGGACAACAAACGCCAGCCGGGCTGGGAGCAAGTCCGCCAACGCCTCGTCGGAGAAAGCGGCTCTCCGATGCTTTACGCCGCTTTCGAGTGCGAGGATTTCTGGCGCACCATGCCCACCCTCCAGCATGATGAGAAGAACACCGAAGACCTGGACACCGACGGCGAGGACCATATCGCGGATGAAGTCCGCTATGCTTGCATGTCCCGCCCGTGGCAGCCTAAAGTCTCTCCATCCGTCGGGAATGGCTTGCCTCCGCTCCCGTCGCAAATGACTTTCACCCAACTCGTCGAGCGGAACAAGCGCCTCCGCATGGAAAGGGAAGAATATGCCTAAGAACCCCGGTGAGGGACTTTATCAGACCTGGATCAGCCGGATTCAAGATGCCCTCAAGCGGGAGAAGTCCTTCCGCCAAAAGGGCCAGAAAGTCGTAGACCTTTACGAAGCGAAGAAGCCGGACGAAACTCCCTTCGCGATTGTCTACTCGAACGCGGAAGTCCTCATTCCGGCGGTGTATAACTCTCGACCGATCCCACTGGTCACGCGCCGCTTCCGCGATGCCGATCCTCTCGGCAAGGCTGCGAGTGAAGTCTCCACGCGGACGCTGAAGTTCCTCATCGACACTGAAACTCAGGACTATGACTCCTTCGACGAACTCATGCAGCCCGCCGTCCTCGACGGGATTCTGACCAACCGGGGATTAACCCGATTCAAGTTCACCGCCGGAGGTAACAACCTCCCTGAATGCGTTTACGGGGAATCAGTCCGCTGGGATAAGTTCTTCCACGGCTATGCTCGGACTTGGAAGAAAGTCCCTTGGATCGGCTTCGAATGGGATATGTCGGAGGAAGAGCTTCGGAACAACTTCCAAGACAAGCCTCTCGAACTCAACCTCCTTGGGCAGTCGGATGATGAGGATTCCCCTTCCGGCTCCGAAACCCGCGAGGAACTCACAGGGGTTAAGACTTATAAAGTCTACGAAATCTGGGATAAGTCGACTCGGACGGTTAAGTTCTTCTCGGCGGTTTACCCGCAAGGCGCTCTCCGCGATGTTCCCGATCCTCTCGGGCTGTCAGGGTTCTTCCCTGTCCCGAAGCCTCTGAACTTCATGCGGAAGGTTACGACCCTCGTCCCGACTCCGCTGTATGAGCACTACCGCTCTCAAGCCTACGAACTCAACGAAATCACCCGGCGGCTTAAGGCGATCATCAAAGCTATTAAGTTCCGCGGGGCCTATAACGCTGCGGTCGAAGGCATTGACCGCATTCTCCAAGCAGATGATAACACCTTCACCCCAGTCGAGAATGTCCAGTCCATGCCTGACGGCACCGGGATGGATAAGCTCCTCTGGACTGTTCCAATCAACGAACTTGCTGCGACGGCGCAGAGCCTTTACCAACAGCGTGAGGCGGTGAAGCAGGTAATTTACGAAATCACCGGCATCAGCGACATTCTCCGAGGGGCTTCCGTCGCCAGCGAAACAGCCACCGCGCAGAATATCAAGAACCAGTGGGGCACCCTGCGGCTTAAGAAAATGCAGAAGGAAGTCCAGCGCTACTGCCGAGAGGCTCTGAGCATTATGCTGGAAATCGCTGCGGCGAAGTTCGAAGTCGAGACCTTCCAGCAGATGACGGGGCTGCCTTTCTTGACAGCGGCGCAGAAGCAGCAGTCGCAGATGGCGATCCAGCAGGCCCAGATGCAGGCGCAGATGACTGGGCAACAGCCCCCGGCTATTCCGCCAGAAGCCCAGGCCGCTATGCAGCAGCCGACTTGGGATGAAATCGTCGGGATTCTTCGCAATGATATCGCTCTGCACTACAAAACCGATATCGAGACAAACTCGACAATCGACGCTGAAGCCGCCCAGGATAAGCAAGATATCGCGGAGCTGCTCAACGCTCTGAGCCAGTTTCTCAATGGCCTCGGGCCACTGGTCAAAGATGGCATCATGCCCTTCGACATTGCGAAGAACATGCTGCTGGTCATCGCTCGGAGGTATAACTTCGGGAGTCAGTTGGAAGACTCTCTGAACTCTATGACTGGCCCACAGCCGAAAGCCGAGGAAGGCCCAGACCCCGCAGATCAGGCAAAAGCCCAGGCGGCTCAGATCGAAGCGCAACTGGCCCAGCAGAAGGCTCAGCAGGAAATGCAAATTTCCAAGCAAGAGTTCGAGCAGAAAATGCAGATGATGCAGCTTGAACGTGAAATTGCTATGGAGGAATTGCAGATCAAAAAGGCTGAACTTGAAATGCAGACCCGCGCGCTGATGCTCAAGGCTCAGCTCCAGGAACAGACCCATCGGCAGAAACTACAAGCCGCGGCGATGAAGTCCCAAGAAGCCAAGGAGTCCGAATATGCCACTGTATGAACTCAAATGCTGCGCAGGGCATAAGTCTGAGAGATTCATCCCATTGGCTAATTTCTCAGACCCTATAATTTGCGATTGCGGACAATCGGCGCGCCGGTCTATTTCTGCCCCTATGTTTTCGGTGGATAACACTGGATACACCTGCCCGGTGACTGGAGACTGGATCGGATCGAAAACTGCTCACAAGGAAAACCTCGCCAAGCATGGTTGCCGGGTTCTCGAAGCCGGAGAGACTGACCAAGCCCGGAGAGTCCGACAAGAGCAGGATCAGAAGCTGGACAAAGCTATCGAGAACACTGTGGAACGGACGATTGAATCCTGGGACTCTGGGAAGAAAGAAGCCCTTCACAACGAGCTGGTTAATGGTAAACTCGATCTAACTGTAGAAAGGCTGTAGGATGGGTAAAGAGCGGAATAAGCAAATACGCGCAATAGAGCAGGCTGTAGACGAAGTTGCTCGTCGGTGGTTTGCCAAAGATCGAGCTTACACTATGAAAGCCGGGCGAGAGGTTGACCTTTCCATTCCAGCTGATAAGCGCCGCGATAGCTACGGCAAGTCTATTATCAATCGACCAGGCCCCCGAATGGAAGCTGAAAGTTATGAAGACTTTGTTCGAGAGGTAGATTCTGGAAATCAGATCTACGATCCGCATTACAGAGACGGCGCGGCAATGCACGCCAAAAGCCTCCGGGGTCATGCTAGAGCTGACGCCATTTCAAAAGCCGCTATCGAAGAAGCCCGTCGTCAGCGGAAGTAACTATTAAAAGGAACCTGCCCAATGCCCATCGAAATCGAATCTACAGAAACTCAGGAGGAGTTCGACACCGCAGCCGCAGTGGCTGATATCTCCGCTGACCTATTCGGGCAGGGTAGCGACGGGGCGGTAGAAGGTGAAAAAACTCTGCCTGAGGGGGAGCAGCCTGCGGAATCCAGTTCGTCGGGTCCTGTCGAGTCGGCAGCTGCTCCCCAGCCCGAAGGGGAGAATAGCCAGGAAGTTCAGGAAGTCGGCGCGCCGAAGACTTGGACGAAGGAAGCCCTGGCCGATTGGGCAACACTTCCTCCCCGCGTTCAGCAGGAAGTCCTCAAGCGAGAAGAAGACTTCCTCCGAGGGATTACGCAGTATAAAACCGCTGCCGAAATCGGCCAGCGCTACGATGCGGTCGCGCAGCCTTATCAGGCGATTCTCCAGGCTGAGAACATCGACCCGGTTCAGCTGTTCCAATCCTTCGCTGCAAATCACTACCTGCTCAGCAAAGGCACTGAGGACCAGAAGCTCCAGATCGCAGCCTCCCTCGTCGATGGCTATGGGATCGACTTTGCTAAGCTCATCGACTACATGGGCGACCGGGCAATCGGCGCGCCAGACCCTTACGTCAAGCAGCTCGAAACCCGCCTTGCTCAGCTCGAAGGCACGACCCGTCAGCAAGTCGAAGCCCAGCACTCCGCTGCCCGTTCCCAAGTCGAGAACGAAGTCTCCGCCTTCGCTTCCGACCCTGCTCATCCCTACTTCGAGGAAGTTAGCGACGACATTGCGAAGCTCCTCAACTCCGGTCTGGCAACAGACCTCAAGGACGCCTACGAAAAGGCTGTCTACGCAAACCCGGTTACTCGGCAGAAAGAACTCGATCGGCTCACAGCTGAAGCCCGAGCCTCTGGCCAGTCCGTGGCGCAAACCCGCGTGGATAAGATCGCCCGCTCAACGGCTGCCGATGTGAAGACCATTCCTACTCAGAGAAACGGCACGGTTCCTCGCGGTTCGATGGACGACACGCTCGCTGAAACCCTTGCGTCTATCCAGGCGCGGGGATAACTCTAAGAAAGGATTGAATAATGGTTACCCCTAGTTCAACCTTCACCGAGCTGGTCGCCACTACCTGGCGTAACCACTCGAAGGATGTGAAGGACAACGTCTCGAACAACAACGCGCTGTATAAGCGTCTGGCGGAAAAGGGCCAGACCCGGAAGGAAGATGGTGGTCTGACCATTGCCCAGCCGCTGGACTACAACGCGAACGGGACTTACCAGCGCTACTCCGGCTACGATATTCTGAATATCCAGCAGTCGGACGTGATTACCGCAGCGGAATATCAGTGGCGTCAGATCGCCCTGAACGTCGTGGCGAGTGGTCTGGAACTGCGGACTAACTCCGGCAGCAATGCGATTGTGAAGCTGGCAAAGGCCCGTATCAAGAACGCGATGCGGACTTTCAAGAACAACTTCTCCTACGATCTGTATGCGGACGGTTCTCTGCCGAATCAGATCAATGGTCTCCAGGCGCTGGTTGCTGATGCCGGAACGGGCACTGTCGGTGGCATCGACTCGGGAACTTGGTCGTTCTGGCAGAATGCCGTTCAGTCGGCGGCGGCTCCGCTGCAGGGTGGCGGCGCGATCACCCCTTCCGCCGCTACCATCGAAAGCCTGATGCTGCCTCTGTGGCTGAACCAGGTTCGCGGCGACGACAAGCCGGATCTGATCGTTTCGTCGAACGATTACTTCACGTTCTATGAACAGAGCCAGGTGAGCATCAAGCGCTATACCGACTCTGATACCGCCAGCGGCGGTTTCGTGAGCCTGAAGTATAAGAACGCCGACGTGATCTTCGACGGCGGCAGCGGCATCCCGGCGGCTCATATGTATTTCCTTAACACGGATTACATTGAGCTGGTGGTTCACCGGGACGCTGACCTGTCTGTTCAGGAGGACATGAAGCCCTATAACCAGGATGCGACGGTTATCCCCGTGCTCTGGATGGGTAACATGGTCTGCTCGAACCGCAGGCTGCAGGGTGTGCTGAAGGCCTAATTCGGGGCGGTTTATAGAAATGTAAACCGCACTGATTTCAGAAAGGACATACAATGGCTTATGCTATCATCGGAGGGCTTCTGGGGAACCAGCAGCTGACTCCTTACAATCTCCCGGACACCACGGCGCGCCAGTCTCCGGGCACTCTGGTCACCGCAATCGACCATTACTGGGGCGGTGGTGAGTTCCTCTACGTCAAGGCTGGCGGTTCGATCCGCCAGTTCGGGC